GATCGCCGATACGGGCGTTTGTCGAGTCGCCGAAGAAATTAAGACTGCGCACCAACGGCTTCACCGGTGCGGGTGGTTCTGTGGGTTGCGGCGGCTCAGGCTGTACGGGCGGTGCAGCGGGGGCAGTCGTTGGCGCACTTGGTTTCGCCGTCATCGGTTTGGAGGGCAACGGCTTACCTGATATTGACGCTAAATACTCCTTAATTTCTTCCAAATCCTTTTTCGTTTGCGAATCACTACCGCCCATTCCCAATCCAAAAACCGATAATTCAATAAACATTCAACACCTCCAACGTAAAAAATTTCACTTCGCGCCCGT